AATGTCCTTCAAGGTGACTTCAAAAAGCTTCGGATATACCCTCCCGCGTATCACTTCCAGGTCGATCTCAAAGCAGCTCCAATCATCAATAAGTAAGTAAAGGCGCGGGTAATGAAGCTGTGCCATGTAGGAGCATGAAGCCAGCTTTTTGCTCTTCCAGATCGAATCTTTTATTACTCTGTTGGACATTTATGATTGCCCTTCAAGAAAAGAAAGGCCGGAGGGAAAGTTCTTTGAAATGCTTTGAAATGAAGTGTCCATGAAAAGAAGGAGGGTTTGCTTTCCTGCCTTGGACTCCGGCCGGAGTTCATCATCAGCTTATTCTTGCCACGAGCGGATCGGCGGCTTCCCGCGTCTTTCGCTGGTATGGATCATTTGAGAAAAGAACGCCGGGGATTTCAACCCCGGCCTTTTTCGATTCGCTGGCCTTCTTATTCAAGAAGGGCATATTCGGGATGACCGCTTCGCTCGAAACTTTCCCCACGACAATCGCGGCAAGAAGTGTCTTGAGATCAAAAACGCTGGCCTTCCAGTTGTCTATCAGTGCCTGCCCCTGGGTGATTGTCTTTGTCGGCACGATCGGCGCGGCCTCGATGATCTCCGATTCCTTGGCTGCCGCTTTGGCTAGGATTTTGTCCTGCTCTTCTCTGGTCTTGCGCAGTGCCTCCTGCTCTTGGAACCCCAGGTCACGCCGAATCTTGGCCATTTCTTCTTCATGCTGCTTTCTCGACGCCTCGCTTCGCGCCCTGGCGATCTTCGCTTTCTCTTCCCGGATCTTTCTCTCGGCTTCTTCCTTCATCCGCCGTTGTTCCTCCAGCGCCTTTCTCTCGGCCTCCTGAGCCTTGCGGATTGCTTCCTGTTCGATTCTCAGCCGTTCCTGCTCGGCGCGTTGACGTTTCTCTTCGGCCTCCCGGCGGATCCGATCCTGCTCGACGCGATATCGTACGCATTCGGCGTCGATCTTCTCGACGATCGGCTCGATCTTGGCAATCTCTTTGGATTCGGCGTCACAGATGCCCTTCCAGGAGGCATGGGCATTTTCTTTCAAGGGTTTAAAAAAATTCCTGATCGTCTTGATGAGTCCTTTACCGGCAAGGGAAACTTCGTTCGCCTTGCTCAGGCTCGTTTGATCCACGATCTGCAACCCCTGAGCCCTAAGCATGATTTCGTTCGTTTGTTTTTCAAAATTATTGGCTTCCATCTTATTCTCCTTTCGCGAGTTTTTTGAGTTTGTAGATTTCCAGGCAGGCAAGAAAAATCTTTTTCTGGATCTCGAGTTTCCCGCTATGCTGACGATCCTCAAACGCTTCTTCTGGGATACGGCCGATTCTCAGAATCCGATAATTTTCGGGGATCGATCCCCTCTCTTCGTGGAGAATCGCGTATGCCGCGAGCTGATAGAAAAAATCATCGTAGATTGCCTTCGAGGTCTTGAAATCGATGAGCGTCAGCTTGCCGTCCATCATACCCAAGAAATCCGGCGTCCCGCCAAATCCATGGACCTCCGAAACAAATGGCTCTTCTATGATCTGCGGCTCGATCGCGTGCTGGCCTTCCCATTCCAGATATTTGAGGAAGGCGGTCTCCGCCCGATCGATCGTTTCCTTGGAATACTCATCGGGGACCAAGGTTTCTTTTTTCAGATGCGCAAGAATCATCTTGTGGGCCAGCGTCCCAACTTCGGCAAGATCATCTCGAAACGTCCGATAATCGATTCCTTTGATTCCCAGGCCCCAAGCCCAGCCGATAAGCGCGGGCTTGGCGAGCTCGCTGAGCACGGTTGTGACTGATGGCAACCGCGATCCATCCGCCGCCTTATAAACCGTATGGATCCGGGTTTTATTCTGAATCGGTTCTTTTTTCATCATGCCCTCGCTTCCGTCTTGGCCAAGAATTCCTCTTTTTTCCTTGAGAAGAATTCAACGGCCTGGGCGATATCAGATTCACTCTGCAGGCTCTGGATGTAGGCCAACTGTTTTTTCCCGAGTTTGTATCCGGCCTTGGCGAGTTCATCCAGGATGTCGTTCAGCTGAGAGGGTTTGGCGGTTTCCGGGATTGCCGAGTCGGGTTTAACGGCGGGTTTCTCAATCGGCTTTCCGGTATTGAGCCATATCATAAACAACTTTCCGGTCTCGATCGTAGGCCTGAAGATTTGACCGTCGAAAAGTCCGGTTCGGTCTTTGGAGCTCATGGCATTGTGGTCCATCGCTAGATCGAGGACAGTTGTAAACTCGTACTCCATGCCATCGCGCTGGATCGGAGCCATGCCGACTTTTCTTGGGACCTTCTTACCCCCAGTATCCTCGAGGATATAATCCTGTTTACTTCGCATCGTAGCGATAATATGAATGTCACTCTGGAGGAGGCGGGCCCGAAACTGTTCATGCTCTTTTGTGATCGGGCCCCAGTTTGTATACTGATTTGAATGCGGCCGGGCATCCAGGGCCGTCTTCTTGTCGAGGAGCCCGCCCTCGCCCGCCCAAGCATGTGAGATCGAATCGAGAATCAGGACGTCATATCCGTCCTTCTCCGCGGTAGCGATTCCATCGAGGTATTTTTGAATCGTGTACGGCGGGTCAATCTCAAGGATGTCAAAGACGATTCCGGCCAGAGGGCCGCTCTCGATGTCCGCGTAGAGGGAGGCGGACTTGTTCTCGGTGTCGATGACCGCAATCCGCTTGCCTATAGCAGCTGCAATAAGGAGGCTCGAGAAGGTCTTGCCGCTGCCGCTGGGCCCGGTCAATGCGATCTTGAGCCGTACCTGCCGACGCTCTGCCTTTCTAAATGGACTCATGTTAATCTCCTCTCAAACCAGCCGGCAGATCGTCTTCGCCCATATCGTCGCCCGGCTCTCTGCCGGAAGGCGCGATATTCTTGAGCTTCGGCCAGGTCTTTGTCGAGTCGCCCTGATCTACGACGTGGACGACGTCCGCCTCAAAAACGGAACCTACAACCTCGACTTCACTGCTGTGTTCAACGCGCAGGGCCGCAAGAAGATCGACATATCGGTCTTCCCACGGCAGAAAGTTGTCGATGATGTAAAACTCTCCATCATCATTAAGACCGATAGCATAAATCGTGACCGTTGAAAATTTTTTGCCTCCCTTCCCGGTCTTCTCGGCAAGTTCCGGTTCACGGTTAAGCCGAAACTGATAGTGACCTTCCGGGATTTTTGTTTGTGGCGGTGGAAATTTTACAGACATGCGATATCCTCCTATGGAAAAAAAATTAACTTCTGTGAAATTCTTCCAATCTTTGTTCTAAAGATTTAAAATTCTTCAGTTCTTTTTCCCAAACTATAAACGTCTCAAATCCAAATGGTTTAAAAGCATTTATTCTTATCTGAGAATCTTCTTTTTTATGCCAATAATTTCCGAACATTTCTATAATTTTTTTCTTTCCATTGATATTTATAAAATCGGGATTTTTTCTTCCTATAATGATTTCGCCATTTCCTACATATTTATATTCACCAGGGAATATTCTATTGAGAATTGTGGCGAGTTTAGTCTCGGGCCGCGTAGGCCTAATTTGGGTGGCTTTACAAAGGGCGGCAATATGTTCCGGGGATTTCGGACCCTTCATTTTATATTTTGTTTCTTCTGATAGTTTCCACGTTTTCCCTTTCATTGATTTACTTATTTTTATTTTTGTTTCCTTAGAATGTTTTTTCCCCAAACGATATTTATTTCCTTTTGCACTTTCGCTAATTTTTCTTTTTGTTTGTTCGGATACTGGATGACCCATTTGAGAAATGCTCATTTTTCGGCATGCTTCATCAGAATATTTTTTCCTATTGGTCAATCGATCATTTTCTCCAAAAAACAATTTCATCTGTTTTTCATCGGGGTCCGGCCCTTCAACAGGCTGTCGGCCATTTAATTGAGCCAAGATTTTTTTACCTTCTTGCTCAACGCCGAGCGGCCCCGCGTAGTGACAGGAATAGCAAAGGTTTTCCGAAAACATATCACTATCGTGGTAGGCAATTTTGCAGGAATCACAAAAACGGATCATGGCTTTCCCTTGCCGACAACCGCGATGAACGCTTTTTCTTTTTCGTCCCACCGCGCCGGAATATGAAGCGGTCCGTTGGCTGTCTTGGGCTTGATCCTGTGGACGAACTTGCCACAGACCAACCACCAGGTTGATGGGTTGGGCTTGGAGATCAAAAAAGAATTATCGCCGCGGATGTGTGAAGGCTTGAGTTTAAGAACGCGGTTTACGTCATCCCAGAAAATATCAACTGCCTTCATCGCGTGAAGATTGGCCAAGTCCGCGCAAGCCTTATTGAAAAAGATGCCTGATTTGCCCAGGCTTATCGTCGGCTCGGTGAAATGGACGTGCGTATGTGTGATTTGTTCGAACGGCATGATCGTCCTCCTTTTATTCCGGATAATCCTTCGACGGCCTCATCCTTTCGATGGCCCGATCCGCTCGGCCCGCGGCCTTGCATAGCGCGAGCGCGCAAATAAAGGCGACTGCTTCTAATCCCAAAACGATCCACATCCATGGTTTCATGCGCGCTCCCCTAATCCTGGTGGTGGATAACAATATGGGACAACGCGCCAAGGACCTTTAAAAAAATATGAGGTCCGCACGAGCTTTGTCCCACAGATTGGACAGTAGGCATCCATCAGTCTTGCCGGACAATCAAATCGAAAAGCCACTTTGCATTTAGGACATTTGCCCTGAGTTCTTCCGTCGTTGATATCAATCATGAATCCTCCTTTTGGAAATTATTTTAAAACCCCTACCGACTTCTCCAATTTGACGAGCCACTTCTCATGCTCAGCGAGTCGGCGGCGGATTTCGACTAACTCGCCGACCCGAACGCGAGATAAATTCCATGCCTTTTTGCGGCATTTCGCCGAGGCGTATTTTTGCCAGGATCGCGTAGGATTGATCTTTTTCCGGCAGCCGCAGGCGCATATGCGAATTTCCGCCTTTTGAGCCCCAGAATGCTCAGAACGCGTCTTATGCATTTTCTTTTTTGGCATCAAAGGGCCTCTTTGCCGATTTTCCGGTCTAATTCAGCCGCGAGCTCCTGCAACCGGGTCAAATGCCTGTGGATTTCTCCGTATTCTTTTTTTGTCAGCTTGCCGTCTTTGAAGGCTTTTTCGATGTCTTCGAGCGCATGGCCCCAGAGCACGGTCATGTTGATTTCTTCTCGTTCCCGCGACGCCTCGCAGAGTTTGGCCTGGGCCTTGGTCACGGGGATATAGCCGCACGGCTCGCAGAAGAACTCCAGGTATTCAACGTCCCCTGTCGCTCGGACAAGATCGATGATCCGGTCCGGTGGCATGATGTTCTCGCCGCGGACGTAGCGATAAAGCGTATCGCTCGCGATCTGCATCTCCTTGGCCACGGCGTCGACACGGTATTTTTTCTTGATGATGAAATTCACGTAGAGCAGGGCTGAGAATCCCGAAAAGGGGCTGCCATTTAGATTGTGCTCAGACATTCTTTCCTCTATCGTTTGCTCATGAGTTCAAAATGGTTTTATTTTGGACTTGTTCGACCTGACGAAGTCAGCCAGGTCCTGGTCCTCGAACCGGAGCTGCCCCCCGACCTTGACGAACCGGATCTTCCTCCGCCTGCAGAGCGCCTGGAGTGTGCCGCGGGATATGCTGAGGATCTCCGTCACCTGCTTGGGATTAAGAAGCTTCGGGAGTGCGATGGTGTTCAATTCTGATCTCCGATTCGATTTTCGGGATAAAGAAGATTGAGCAGAGGGATTCCCGTTATTTCGCTCGCTTTGCAGGCCAACTTTTTTGAGAATGAACGTTTACCCGAGAGAATTTCGCTGAGGTATGATTCGGATATCCCGAGAAGTTCGGCTAAACCTTTGCTCGTAAGCCCTTTTTTTTCTTTATATTCCGCCAGATTCGCTATTTTCATCTCTAGTCTCCTTGTATATATTCGCAACTTACGAATCATTTGTCAAGTAATATTTTCGTCATTTGCGAATATTTTTATTAAACCCTTGAAACTTCGCTGATTGCGAAATTAAAATGATTATCGGAATGGGAATCCGCGAGAATATAAAACGAGAGATAGATATCCGTTATTCAGGAAACTTTTCGCGCTTCGCCAAAGAACATGGAATATCAAATTCTTATTTGAATGAAATCTTAAACGGAAAAAGACGCTTTAATGAGACTTGGCTGGGCAAAATATCGCAAGCCCTCGGCATTCCCACTTATCAACTCTTCTCGGACGAGCCGCTCGTTCCCAAATCCGAGGCTCAAAAGTACCCGGCTATAATTGAATCCTTTCCTAGCTCATTGGTCCAGGAAGAGCATGCAAAGTACAGCACCCGGGATGAATTCATACCGATCCGGATCCTGGAGGATGCAGCTTCACTCGGCCACGGGGCCGTCGTTTCGCAGGAAAGGACACGAGGCTACGCCCTTATCTATAAGCACGCCCTTAATAAAAAAGCCTGGACCCAGGATCGTCAGGATGAAAAGATCATCGCTTTGTTCGTCCAAGGCGATTCGATGGTTCCCACGATCCAAGGTGGGAGTCTCGTGACTATTGATATCGAGGACAAAATAGAAGTACAAAATTATAAACTTTATGCTGTAGAGATCCCGGACGAAGGTGTGACCATTAAGCGCGTCTACCGCCGGGATGACGATTTCATGCTTTTCGCGGACAATAAGGACTTCCCCGGGTTCCCTCGCTGCCTGCATATGGACGGCCTGAACTATAATCCAATCTGTGGGAAGGTGGTTTGGGCGTGGAATAGATTAGATTAGCCCTTAAAATAGTTCTCAATAATTGATAAAAAAGTGGGTCCTAAACAGTCTTATATATGTGAAGGGATTGTTCTGTAAAAAGGAGTCTAGCGGGGTTTAAAATAAAGAATCAATAAAAGGGGAGGAAAAATGATTCAGCTCATCGGTTTGATGATCGGAATGTATATCATCGTCCGGATGATGTCTTTTTTAACTCGAAAAGGAGATCGAGAGGAAAGTATGTTTGTTCAGATTTTGGCCGGCGTCGTTGCCTTCTTAACTTTTCTCATAATCATGGTGCTGTTATTTCAGGGGACGGAATTCTATAAAAATCTGAGTGGCATACCCGATTTCCTTAAATAATGTTCGCCCTTCTTTCCGTCATTGAGTGCCCGGCCTGCGGCCAGGCAATTCCTTTGGGCGCTACGAATCTTTTCGATGAACCTGATCTTGCCGTCGTCAAATGCGAAGCCTGCGGGCTCGATATCCAGATCCAGCACGGCAAGGGCGGTGAGCTTAAAGTTGATCCCCTGAAGAAACATTGACGCGTGACTGCCCATCGAAAATTAGAAAGAAGGAAAACGAACTCGGACAAGAGGAGCAGGAGAGAAAGAATTGAGTTCCCAAAACACTCTTTATTATGGGGACAATCTTGACATTCTGAAACGGTATATCAAAGACGAGAGCGTTGATCTCGTCTATCTCGATCCGCCTTTTAAGAGCAGTCAAAACTACAACATCCTTTTCAAAGAGAAGAACGGATCTCAAGCCGCCTCGCAGATCCGGGCCTTTGAGGACACCTGGACCTGGAGCCAGGACGATGAGGCGGTCTATGCCGACTTAGTAACAAAGGGCGGGAAGGTTGCCGATGTATTGCAGGCCTTCCGCACTTTTCTTGGCCCCTGCGATATGCTCGCCTACCTTGTCATGATGGCCCCGCGTCTGGCCGAGATGCGGCGAGTCATGAAGTCATCCGCAGCTATCTACCTGCATTGTGACCCGGCCGCAAGCCATTATTTGAAGATGCTTCTTGACGCCGTATTTGGCCCTGAAAATTTTTTTAATGAAATAATCTGGAAGAGGAGCCACGCGCATTGTAGCGCAAACCGATTTGGGGCCAATCATGACGTGATACTTTTTTATGGAAGATCGGGGAAAATCAACTGGAATATGGTTTTTCAAAATTATGATTCCGAATATACAGATAAACATTATCGACACGTTGACAAAGAAGGAAGGCGCTATAAACATGAAAATCCTACAGGCGCAGGGATATCAAAAGGAGCTACCGGGCAACCTTGGCGGGGCATCGACCCTACGGCAAAAGGCCGCCATTGGGCGAAGCCTCCCGAAGAAATGGAAAAATTAGACGCGCAAGGTCTTATTCATTGGCCCGATAAACCCGGAGCTTGGCCATATATTAAAATTTATCTCGATGAGATGTCTGGAATTCCCTGCCAAGATACATGGAGCGATATTGACCCGATTAATATGATGGCAAAAGAACGGCTGGGGTATCCGACGCAAAAGCCGGAGGCGCTTCTTGAAAGAATAATCCAGGCCAGCAGCAACGAGGGGGATTTAGTGCTTGATCCATTCTGCGGCTGTGGCACCACTATCGCCGCCGCCCAAAAGCTCAAGCGCCAGTGGATCGGGATAGACATTACGTTCTTAGCGATCACACTAATAAAGCAGCGAATGAGAGACGCCTTCGGAAATCAGGCTCAGTTCAAAGTGGTCGGAGAGCCCGTCAGTGTGCCGGATGCCCGAGCCCTGGCGGAGTCTGAACCCTATCAGTTTCAGTGGTGGGCGCTGGACCTCGTGGGCGCGCGTCCGGTCGAGGAAAAGAAGGGCGCTGATAAAGGGATTGACGGAAAGATTATCTTTCAGGGGGATGCTCCCGGAATTTTTGAGACGGTCATCATCTCGGTCAAGGCCGGTCATCTACTGGCCCAATATGTCCGGGATCTCCGCGGAGTCGTCGAACGAGAGAAGGCGGCTATTGGCGTCCTGATCTCTATGGAAGACCCGACCAAGCCGATGCAAACCGAAGCTGTTACGGCCGGATTCTTTGAATCGAAGACCTGGGGGAAGAAGTATCCGAAGATCCAACTTCTGACGATAGCCGAACTCCTGGCGGGGAAGAAAATCGAGATGCCTCCGATCAGACAGGTCGATGCGACTTTCAAGAAGGCGGAGAAATTTAAGGGACAAAAGGCGGAGCAGCTAGAGATCAAAGAGCCGAAGTGAGAATTGAGGCGGGGGGGACCCGAAGGCCCCCAGCTCGATACGACGCTTTCGCGATTGATCGCCTCATGGGAAGAGACGAAGGAAATAAAGATTTTTCTCAAAGGAGGATAAAATGCCTAATCTATATTGGGTTCTAATGATTCCAGGTAAATTCGAAGAAAAATATCCAACATTGGAAGAGGCAACTGAAGCTGGAATCAAATATTTAAAAGAAAATCTATCTGATATGCAAGTTGCTCTTCAAGAATTTGATGAAAAAGGATTGCAGAGAAGAGGCCGAATAATCTTCCACGTCGGGAAAAATTTCCATTTTGTTAATACTGAATGGATATAGATTAATTTTATGTCCCTCCGCCGGATCGGGAAATATTATTATATCGATCTCCGAGTCCGCGGCGCCAAGAAGCGGATCCGCCGGGCCCTCCATACCTCAGATAAAGTCGACGCCCTGGACAAGTACAAGGAAGAAAAAAAGAGGATCCTGGCCGAATATCTGAGGAAGGATCTCAAGCTCGAGGACTTCGCCAAGAAATATCTCGACTGGGCTTGGAGCTCGAAGCCGGCCAGCGCGGACCGCGAAGAGCAGCGGATCGACAAGATCAAGGAATTCTTTAAGTCCCTGGGAATCGAGTATCTCTCGCAGATCACGCCCTATCATATAGAGCAGCTCAAGGCGAAACTGGGCGAGACCGGCTTCTCCCATGATCCCAAGACGCCGCGGCTGGCTGCCAAGGCCACGATCAACCGATATCTGCAGCTCCTCCGCGGGATGTTCTACAAGGCGATCGACTGGGAAGTCTACCGGGGCCCGAATCCTGTCCGGAAGGTCAAATTCTTTAAAGAAAAAACCGAGACTAAAGCTCTGAGCCATGCCCAGGTCAAAAAGGTCCTCGAGGCCGCCCGGGATATTGCCAAGAATCCGGGATCTCAGCTTCAGAGGATCTTCCCGGACGTTATCGATTTCGCCATTAATACAGGTCTCCGGAAGTCCGAGATCTTGAATCTCGAGTGGAAGGACCTCCAGGGAGACGAGATCTCGATCCGCGGGAAGGGAGACCGGATCCGGGTCGTCCCCCTCAATGTCGCGGCCCGGACGATCGTCGGCCGGCAGTCAAAGAAAGACGTCTTTATTTTCGATATCCCAAACCGCGGCCAGCCGGACCTCATGAGGCGGACGGTCAGTCAGATCAGGAAACGGACCGGAATCGATTTTCATCTTCATCTTTTGAGGCATTATTTCGCGACGTCTCTCGTCGAAAAAGGGATCGACCTAATCACGATCGCCGCGATTCTCGGCCATAGCAAATTAACGACGAGCCTGATCTATTCGCACACAGATAAAGAGAAAATAAGAAAGGCTATTGATAGTCTTTCAAATTAAAGGAGAGATATTAAAATGAGCGCTTATTTCAAATGCAAAGTCTGCGGTGATTCACACCTTTCGCCAATTGGGTTTGGAAGTAAAAATTCCTTTGATACAACAACACTAACCGGCAATCAATTCCAATGCCCTAAAACCGGGAAAATGGCCTCCTATGACAAAGCAAATATGTATTGGAGAGAAGAAGAGAAAAAAAAGTAATTGGGCCGATTCTGGGCAGACGACGGAGGGACATTCGGCTTAAATAGTTGATAATTAATCCGTTTCCGTTTCCGCCCAAGGGACTGAAAATCCCTGCGTCGACGGTTCGATTCCGCCCCTCGCCATCTTCTTTTATTCCCCATATTTCCCTGACAAATGAATAACTTATAGAGACGTCCGCACTTTATAAGGGCTTTCAATTCATTGCAAATCATTATAATCTGTGACAAGAAAATGGGCAAAAAGTGGGCCGATTCGTTTCTCGGGGAAAAGCCGCCCCCTATATAAAAATGATCGCTTTTTAAATAAGGGAAGTTGGGCAAAAAGTGGGCAAAAAAAAGTTCCATGGTTTTTTCTTATTGAAAATGCCAGCCGCCGTCGTAGAATCTCCACTTGGCCAGATACGCCCCGCAGAAGAAGGCGCAGATCAGGGCGATGAAACGATGGTCGACCCGACCACCGAAGAAACCGAAATTCAAGCCCTCGGCGAGCAGGGCGTAGGCGGTAAAGAGAATGATGAAATTGAGCCAGCCGGGCAGAGTTTTAATCATCGGCTTTCTCCTTCTTTAAATCGCAACCAGACGAATCGTAAGAAACGTGGCGCCATATTGACCAGAAAATACATCGACGGTGTTGACGCCGGCGTCGTCATAAGCCTTCAGATATAGCTCATCGGCAGCGGTCAGGTAGATGACGTCGTGGCAGAGAGCATGGAAGCTAGCAACATGAGAAGCGTGCTCCAACTTGCCAATAATCTGGACGGCCCCCTTGAACACGCCGGCGCCATACCTTTTATCCGCCACCACACTTGAAAAGAAAACTTGTCCGACAATATCATACCAGCCGGTGAGGGGAACGACGAACTTATATAAGGCCGGGTTAAAATTGCCCCCGATATCATAGTCCTCGGTATTGAGATTAATGGTTGTCCAAGCGCCTGACGGAAGGTCGAGCTGATCTGCCGATAGGTAAGCCCGGGCCCTATGATCGCTCGCGCCGACCCCAGAGATGGTGACGTTTTCTATTTTATAGGTCGTAATTCCCGCGCCCGATATTTCGATATCGTAGTAGCCGGGAAGGACGAAAAATTGAAAACGGCCGAGGACGTCGGTCTGGAAGGGGTTGTCCTTCAACGTGCCGCTGGGCGTGGAATAGATCGTGGCCTTCGTGACCGTCCCCGCCAAATAAATAGTGATTGTTGCCGTGATCGGAGCACCGGCATTTGAAAGAACAGCATTGAAATATCCGGAATATAACATCAGTAGACCTCCACATGCAGCAGCGCGCGGCCGCCGCAGTAGGTGATCGGCTCGGTGATCTTGATCTCGTAAATTTTCGCGCTCGCAAACCAGGAGCTGACGTCCACTTCGCCGCTGCCGGTCGTGACAAAGACATGAGAGCCGGAGCCGTCGCCGAGTGCCGGAAGCCCCGATAGGCTTAAAAAGCTCGCTGTCTTATCGACGCCATCCACGTAGATTTTGAGCTGATTCGGATAGCTTTTTTCCCCCGAACTCGCATTGGCCACGTTGCCGGAAACATCGGCCTCGACCTCGGCGGTCTCCCCGGATATCGTGACGGCATCATCGCCGGCATATTGAGTGTAGTTGAAGGGTGTCCCCTCCTGGTAGCCGTGTCTGTGTGTGGGTTGGCTTCCAGTTAGGGTCCCGGCTCCGTGTTTATGTGTCGCCTTAAGTGTGCCGGCCTCATGGTCATGCTCAGCGAGTTCCGTATAATACCCCCTGTGGATCTTCGCGCCCTTGAGTTCCAGAAAGACCTTGCTGTCGTTTGCTCCTTTTTTAAACCGGAAGTATATGCAGGATTCCGATTCGCCGCCACTATGATAGAGGGCGTTATCTTCGTGGAAATACCGCTTCGGGAAATAGGCCCAGGTCGGAACCGAGCTCTTGAAGATCACGCCCTGGTTCTCGCCCGGCGAGGGAGACGGCCAGGAAACCTTTGAATCCAGGAACTCGGAGACGATGGGTGAGCCGGTCGCCTTATAAGCGACCCTCACCTGTTTGTTGGCGTCCGCGGAGTTGAACTCGACGAGGCCGGTCCCTTTGCCGTCAGGCGCCGGATAGTCCACGCTGAATTGGCCTTGGGCCGGCGGGTGCGCGGCCTCCGTCATATACCCGCCGTCGTTATAGTTATAGACCGTTATCGAGGTCGGCGTGTTTTTTCGCGGTACCTCCAGAAGCTGGATGAAAAACGGCGAGCCGGAGGGAATAGAGAGGTTGTCCTCGGTCTTATCGACCGCCATGTCGCCGCTCGTAAAAGGGTTGTATCGCCAGTTGATATAGGCATCGATGAATCTTTGAAGGGGCGTCGCCATCTTAATCTCCTATGGATAAAGCTGTTTGGTCCTCTGATCCCCGAGCCGCTGCTCCTCCTGGACCTGCCGGAGCATATTGACGAGCTGCTGCTCGAAGGGGACGATGATCGTCCCGAGCTCGAGGTCGGCCGTCATTCCGGCCGCCGAGATCTTGTACGTCACACGCTTGACGGCCAGCGAGTATTCGTCTCCGGACTCGGTGGTCAGTTTTATTTTCCCGAGCGCGCTGATCTTCGCCTTCTCGGTGTCCAAGAAATAGCCGGCGATCTTAGCCTGGGTCACCGGATTCTTTTTCTGGTCCAGGATATAGGCGGCCCAGCGGAGCGCGTCGGTCGTGTTCAGGATCTCCGGGGCCGTGATGATATCCTCGCGCAGCCCATAGGTCGAGATCGAGGGCGCGGAGGATACAGTACCGGCGATATTCGTCCCCCCGGCCTGGATCTGGCCGACCTTGACGTAGAGCTTATTCCGGATCCCGGTCGGATCGACCTGGATGTCGTCATCCTGGAAATGCTTCCCCGCCCAGAAATATTTCTTGATCGACATGTCGATCGCCCGGAAGTAAAACTCCCGCTCGTTGTCGACGCCGAACTCGAAGTTCTGGGCGGCGTCGGCCAGCATCTGGACCGCGTCCTTGGCCTTGGTATGGTCGAAGGAGATCGAATTGAGAGTGTAGCCGACCGTCTCCACCTTGGCCGCGTTATAGACGATCTGCGTGTTAGGCGCCACGATCGTCTCGATGATGTCCTTGACGATATTGGAGATGTCCTGGCTCGCGTAGGCCTCGGTCACGAGGATCCAGTCGAGCTGCTCGTAGAACCCGAAGCCGGAGTATTCAAAGGGTTTTTTGGCGCCCGGATCCGGCTGCTTCTGGATGAACCCGATAAACCAGGGCATCGTGTCAAAATAGGGGTGAATCGCGACACGGCTCCTATCGCCGATCGAAAAGCTCGGCTTCGCGTCGACCTTGAAGGAGAAGGCTCCGCATCCGAAATCCGCGAGCTCAAACTGCGCCTCCGAGACGTGCGCCTCTTTGATGTCGGACCCGAGCTCGCCGACCTTCAGGCCGGCGGTGCTATAAAAAATCAGCTTGAATCCGCGCTCCTGCAGGATCGACGGCGAATAGATAACGACCCCGAGCTTGATGCCCCAGAGATGGGTCTCCCGGAATCGATGCTCCCGGAACCGACTCACAGCCAAGCCTCCTTGAAATTGAACGTGATCGTGCAGTCCGCCCCGGTGTAATGAAACTTGTTCTCGCGGCCGCCGAGCAGCCGGAGAAAGAAGCCGGAAAATTTGTCGATGATGTTCGTCGAGCCGCGCTTGACCGTGCCCAGGGCGCAGTCGACCTCGATCGTCGTCCCGGTCAGGGCGCCGGCGTCTTGGATCCTAAAGCTCTTCGCGCCATCCGTCACGGCCTCCAAAGTGAAGTCGGTATTATTCGCCTGATTCAGGATGGTAATGACCGGATAGACTTCGATGTTGCCGAGAACGTCGAATTGAAAAATATCCAACGGCGAACCTGGCGTGGGGCCAAACTGTTTTGATTTTGCCGAGACCGCGTACCAAAAGGGATCGATGCAGAGAAAATTAATAGAGACTTCCCCGTACCGGTAATTGACCTGGGAGGGGAAGGCATGGTTGATCTCCGCGATCTTGAGGACGTTGATCTGCCGGCCGCGGTCCTGGAGCTTGAAATTCTCCTTGATGATCTCTTTCGCCAGATTGTCCCAGGCGGTGTTGTAGGCTGCATCCGTCGCGGCCCAGATCTTGCCCGTGACCTCGATCGTTCGGGTCGTCATCTTGCCGTCCGAGACATCCCGGGCCCCGTGCGCGAAGGCCACGTCCATGAGCCCCTGTTTTTTGGCGATCGGCTCCGAGCGGATCTCAAATTTACTTGGGAGATAAAACTCATTGCCGACGGAGTCGATGATCTTCAATCTCTCGTCAGGGGCGGCCGTATAATAAACAGGGATGCTCATCAGCGTCTTCCTCTCTGGATCGCTTCCTGGGTCTTGCGGGCCAGCTTCTCCGAGATCTCATCGATGTCCCATGCCGTTCTGATATCTCCGGAAAAATAAACATACTGCTTAAAGTTTATTGAACCGCCGGCGCCGGCCGCAGCCATGCCAAACCTTCCGATCGGCAAGACAGCCTCCGGTCCTCTTTCGCCGATCATCGCCAACGTCGGCCTCGTAACTATTCCGCCTTCGCCGAAAGCTTTAATTTTTGAAAATAGAGCTGTGACGCCTGCGATGGCTACGCCGGCCAGGACTAAATTTAACGGAAATGGAACGGACTTCATGACCGAGGAAATAGCATGAGCTATCGCCTCGGCTTTTTTGGCGAGAATTTCTTTTGCCGAGGCCATGAGGGTAGTGGTCATTAACTGCCCGATCCCAGTTATCGCGCTCTTGACAAAACCGGAAAACGCTTCGCCCATAGCTTTCAAAATGTTTTTATGCCCTTCACCCCAGATCATAAATCCCTCTAGGCTTCTCGTAACAAAATCTCCGAATATCGAAAGGCCGGTCTCCGTTATCCCAGTCATCAATTCTTGGATGTCGGTCGAGAGTTTAAGGAGTAGGTCCTTGCCGTACTGAATATCATCAACAAGTTTAAGGATTGTGTTCTTTGAAGTTTCGCCGATAAAAGAAAAAGTGACGCTGCCCGCGTTTTTTATCGCCTCGAATATAGTGATGATGCTATTCCATTTGTCCCACTGGAATGGGATCGCGGCCACGGTCGTAGAGATATTTTCAAGAACGGGGGGCAGTTTCTTAGCGCCCTCCAGAAACTTTTTAAATTCATCAGTGCCGCCTGCCTGGGCCTTTTTTTGTTTTTCGAGTTTTGTTTTATATTCTTCCGTCGCAGCGGCAAGATTTTTTTTGCTTATAAGCTCCTCTTTCCCAAACATGACGGAAATTTTAAGCGCCTGAGCATCCTCATGATATTTCGCCAACAGCTTTTTATAGGCTTCGGCAGTCAATCCAGCCTTTTTCGCGGCTAGATCCATGACGTCTGCCGATTGCTTTCTCATATCGATCCCGTATTGGCGAAGCGTAGCCCCCTCGTCCTTCTCCGCCTCCCGGAGCTGATAAATAGTAAGTGCCAATAATCCGACCGCCCCGATGGCAAGAGCAACGGGATTCGTAGCCAACCAAAAGAGATTTTTTCCCAGGCTTATCACCCCGTCCACAACCTTCGGGAAAATCATCACCATCGGCCCGAGGATGGTCATGAGCCCGCCCAGCCCCGCGAGGATCGGGACCAGGGTCTTCATGAGCCCCTGATGAGCATCGATCCAATCCAAGACGCGCTTCGTTATGTCCCCGATCTTCGTTACGAGCGGCAACAGGACGGGGATAAGCCGTGCGCCGATCGTCTCCATCGTCTCGCCGATATTGACTTTCAAGATCTTCATCTGGCCGGCGAATGTCTGGCCCGCGGCCACGGCCGCGCCGCCGAAGGCTTTGTCCAAGTCTTTCAGCATTAGATTAAAATCGCCGGTCCGCTTTGTCTCTTCCGAGAGCACAACCCCCTGGCGTCCGAGAAGGTCCATGTGGCCCGTGACGGCTCGGCCGACTGCCATCGTGGCTTCGGCCAGGTTGATCTCTTCGCCCGTCGCCCTGGCCCGCGCCGTCGCCATGTCCAGGATCCTCGGGATGAGTGCCGCGATCTGCTTTTCGTTCAGACCGAACGTGGCCAGGCGCGCTTCGGAGATTTTAATCTCTTCATCCTCAATCCCGGTCGTTTGCTGTAAGGCTTCGGCGTACTTAAGAAGCATATCCGCGCCGGTTTTCGATGCCCCCTCGACGTTTGAAAGCGCCTGACGAAGCTTCATCTCTGCGGCCTCCGCCTTCACGGCCTCGGATATGCTTTTCGCAAAAAAAGCGGTCATCACCCCGCCGATCGCCGTCATGGTCAAGCCGATCTTGCGAAACTCTTTCTCATGCGCTTCGAGTTTCGCCTTGATCTTGCCCAGTCCGGCTTCGAGTTCCGCGACGTCGACGCCGATCAAAACAAGGAGCGATTTTACGGTCATTCGATCTTCAACCTTTTCTTGATGTCCTTAAGTTCCTTTTTCGCCGTCTTCTTGCCCGCCCTTTTTTTCTTCATTTTCGGAAAAACGGAAGGCAGAAGATCCCGCGGCTGGACGGACTTCCCGGAAAGAACACTCACGATCTGGGCCGCCAGCCAGGCCGTCCGCTGCCATTCAGCTTTATCGCGTTCAACCTCGACCTCGTTCCAGGCTTCGAGCCGTTCTCGAAACTCGACCGGCGTCAGGTCTTCAAATTCGGCGGGAGAGATCCCGATTCTGAGGGCCGCACGTCTTGCTCGTCCGATGTCTGAGTCATCGTTTTTTTTTCCGTCCCGACCTGCTCCGAAATCGCTTCGATGATAATTTCGACGATGCCCATGACGGTGTAGCGGTCCGGGATCTGCTCGTCGATGAGATCAGAAACGCGCTCGACCGTCAGGCCCTCCTCCTCGTGGACGAGGCCCGCCCAGGCGACCGTTGGCATTTCATCGACCTTTAGATTCAGGAGATCCGAAATGTCCCGGTCCCCGAACTTCTCCCGGATGAGCCGGATCGCCTTGAACCCGAATTTGAGCCGGCGCGGCCGGTCGAGATTGAGAATAAACTCTCTCATGCTCAGGCGACCCGGACGACCGCGATCGTCAGCGCCACGACGCCGCTGTAGGTGAGCTGAACCTTGTCGGCAGCATCGTTGAACCGGTCCTTCGGGAAAGGCCCGATCATCCGCTCCCCGGCGTTCGGGATGGCCACCGCGACGTCGTGATCAAAGCCCTGGTTGCAGGCGGTCTGCGAATTCACGGTCACGGTCTGCGGGCTCGTATGCCCGTTTTTGATGTGGATGAAATCCTTCCCGCTATTGACAAACGCATCGCCGCCAGCGGCCGCGGCCCCGTACGTCGGATTCAGCCCGGGAAGGGAAACACTTTGGACAGTTAAGTCTGCCATATTCTCCTCCTATCAGGTGATCGTAATGACGCCGGACGATTCGAGCGAGAAGCTGAACTTCGCAGCATCCTTTTCCGAGGCCTTGATCCCGCCCTTCCCGAATACGTAGGCGCCCGTGTAGGTCTTCGCCTTCGTGATGACCTGGGCTTCGAGCATCACGCTATCCGGAGCGTCGACCCAGCCGCCGAAGATTTCGAGGATCCCGGCGTCGTCTTCGATGAGGAAGCAGTCACAATCGACGCTCAGGTTCCGGTTTCCGGGAAGCGATTCTTCCCATCCCTGGGAATCCTTGTCCGTGACTTCGATCTTGCCGCGGTTGAAGTTGATCGTCGCGTCGCTCTGGCCGCCGATCTTCGTCCAGACGGGGGAAGCGTGGGTTCCGGTGTTGACCTTGAGATAAACATCCAAGCCTTTAGTTTTTGCCATTTAAACCTCCTGTAAATTTGCTTCAGCGGCTTTCGCCCTGAAGATATATTTCAACTCTACGTGATAGAGATTTTGTCCAGCAATCCTGTCGAACTTATCGTGGCCCTGGACCGCGTGAAGATAAATGACCAGGCCGTCGTGCTCAACCTCGCGATTGCCGGCAAGGATCATGAAGTCGATCATGCGCCGAAGCTCGCCGAATGAGCCGGCGTAAATTTGAACGGCGTAGCAGTAATAGATATCATCCGGCCCGCCGATCTCAAGCGCGAATAAATGGACAGGACAAAGAACGCCCTGCGCGAGATCGTCCGGCTGCGTCTCCCAGGCCGGGAAATCCTTGACCAAACCGCGAATCGTTTTTCCGATATCGATCGGAGACGTGAACCGCTGCTCCTGCTTCGCCTTCTCTTTCTCAAGTTCCTGGTCGATCAGGGCGTCGAATGCCGCTTCCGTTTCGGACAGGGGCTCGTCCGACTGGAAAGGTTCGGCTTCGATTATTTCTTCCGGATCGATTTTTTTTCTCTTGGCCATATCAAAGCTCCTCGATGAGATATTTCATTTCCAGGATCCCATGCCTGGTCACGCCGTCGATATCGATGATGATCTGGTTTGTCTCCATGTCCTGGAAAACGACGTTGAAGTCCGAGCCCAGGGCCGGATAGGTCGCCGTCAGGATCTCGAGCACGGAGGCCATCATCTCAGCGACTTCTTTCTTGCCCGGATACTGGGACCAGAAATCGATTGTAGCCAGGACGGTCTGGCCGGGCTTTGACTTGTCTGACCAGGGCGTGCCGCGGATCCCGCCCAGGATGATATAGGGATAGACTGGCTGATCTGGATGATCGTCATGGACACGGAAAGACGTCTCGGCCGCGATCTTGTCGCCGATCCATTTGGTGAGAGGCAGCACGGGAGATTTCATTTTTCGAGGATCCTCTTGAGCCGGTCGAAAAATTCACCCTCGATGGAAAAGAAGGCCGGATTCAAATACGGCCTGGCCGGTAGGCCGCGCTTTGCGATCGCCCTGGCCACAAGAAAGACCGGGATCTTATGCTTCCGCGCCCAGTCCTCGAGCGCTTCCATCGGCGGGAAATGCGGCCGCGTCCCGAATTCGACGTAGGGGGCATAGGGAAACGGCGACCCGATCTCTGCGCTTAATCCGTTCGGCGTCGTCTCCGCAATAATCGAGTTCCGGAGATTTCCGGTATCGATCGCCTTGAGCGCCCGGGCATTATCCTGGGCCTGGGTTTTGATTTGCAGCGCCGAGTAGAGGACTTCAGCCTTCACGCCGGCAGTCTTCGATTTCTGGCGCTCAAGCTCTTTCATGAGTGCGTCCATGCCCTTAAGCTTGATACTGACTTTCATTCGCCGCCCTCTTTCGCCTCGATGCACAGAAGCTCCAGGAATCGCCTTCTCCCGCCCATGTCGATCATCGACTGGACCGAGTAGTAAGCATCCCTATGTTTTATCTGCCATCCCTGCCCGATATCCGGGCGGTAACGGATTTTGATCCTGTGCGTCACCTCCGCCTGGTTTGCCTGGGCGAAGAAATACTCTCGGCTTGAGATCGGCTCGACCTTGGCCCAGACCTCCGCGATATCCAGCCAGACAACCCGCTTGCCGTGGTATTCGTCATCGATCTTCGCGGGCCGGCGGATCGTCACGCGTTCGACCATCTCTCCTATCTCCGGGAATTTGCCCATGTCACAACCTGAACACCTTGTACGGCCAGCAGGGGCCGGAAATCGCCTTCGAGACCTTGCCCTCGTCCATCTCGCCGCGGCTCTCGTAGAGGATGGCCAGGGCGATAAGGACGGCCTGCTTCAACGCGGAAGGGACGCTCGCCCCAGTATCCCCATAACCCGCCTTGACCGTGATGATGAAGGAAGCGAAGCCCCGATGATCCGGCCAGGAGCAGCCGCTCCGCAGCTGCACACGTCCACGTATGCCCGAGACATCGACGTAATAGAGCATATTGCTGACTTCCGTCTTTATGCCAGCGTCATCTACGACCTCGATTTTTGTCACCTCTTGAAGCGGAGATTTGATGATCTCGATCGACGCGCCGACCTCGTCATAGATGAGTTCGAAGCTCTGCGTAAGAAGCGCCCGCCGCGTTTCCTTTTCGACGCAGTCTTCCGCCACGGAAATAAGCGCCGTGATGAGTGCATTATCGTCCGCTCCGTCAACACGGAGATGTGTTTTAGCTTCATCCAAGATGATGACCGACATCTAAGCGT